CATCAATCCTATCACATTCATTCCAGGAATTGGCATTACTAACTTTGTTAACAAGACTGCCACCAGTGTCAGCACTGCAATGAATCGTATCAATGTAGCACGCCTGGTAGCATATTTGCGAGCCAGGTTGGCACAGATTGGCAACCAATATCTGTTCCAGCCCAACGATCAGATTACACGCAATTCGATTGCCAACAGTTGTACTAGTTTGATGTTGGACCTGGTGGCCAAGCGCGGAATCTATGACTACTTGGTGGTATGTGATTTGACTAACAATACACCGGCTACTATCGATGCCAATGAACTGTATGTTGACATTGCAATTGAACCAGTAAAAGCAGTTGAATTTATCTATATTCCATTGCGAATTGAGAACACTGGTGGTATTGCAAGAACCTTGACTACCACAGCCACTGCCGGTTAATGACATGGCAAATGTAACCATAAATAAAGTATATAGGAGATAACAACATGGCAGTTTCATCACTCAGTAGAATGACAGTCCCGCTGGCCAGCGACCAAAGCAGTCCAAGCCAGGGTCTGTTGATGCCCAAACTCAAGTATCGCTTTCGCGTTACTTTTCAGAACTTTGGTGTGTCACAACCCACAACTGAATTGACTAAACAGGTAGTTGATTTTACTAGACCCAGTGTTGAATTCACTGAAATCGCGTTGCCCATCTACAACAGTACAGTTAAAATTGCTGGCAAATATGCCTGGGCCGATGCTACCTGCAACATACGTGATGATGCAGGAGGCACTGTGAGCAAGCTGGTAGGCGAACAACTACAGAAGCAGTTGGACTTTATGGAAATGGCATCGGCTGCTTCGGGTATCGACTACAAGTTCTTGACAGTGTTTGAAGTATTGGACGGTGGCAACGGAACCTCAGTGCCAGTGGCCTTGGAAACCTGGGAACTGTATGGTTGCTATCTCAAATCAGTCAACTACAACGACATGAACTATGGCACCAGCGAAGCTGCTACCATTACCATGGTACTTACATTTGACAACGCCAACCAGGTAAGCGGCGAAGGTGTAGGCACCATCATTGGACGCACAGTGGGCGATGTGGCCACCGGTGTTGCCCAGGTAACTACCGCAGTGGCTCCGGCCGTGGTCTAATCACAATGGCCTGGGGGCAGGACTTTTTACGAGGATTCGCAGGTTTTGACGGGCTGAAAGACTACAGTCACGCTGCCAAGACCTTCTTAACCAACGGCTATGAGCAGACTCCTCGTCAGAAGTTTCTGTTTCATGTGTTCTTTACTATAAACGTAGACAATGTTCCGGCTCTGCGCAATGCTTTTCCCAATAGCGATCAGGCCACCATTGGCCTGATGGTAAAAACTGCACAGTTGCCTAACTACACTGTTGCGGTAGACACACTGAATCAATACAATCGCAAACGCCTGGTACAAACCAAAATTGATTACAATCCAGTGATTATTGAGTTTCACGACGATGGCGGTGACTTGATTCGCAACATGTGGTACAACTATTACAAGTACTACTACAAGGATCCTGGTTACAAATACGACAACTTGGCCAATACCAACGGCCAGGCCAACCCCATAGAACAAACTCCAGCTGGGTTCAGCTACAACAATAGAGACATTTATAGTCCATCATTGCCAGTTAACGACTGGGGCTACATAGGAGAATCCTACAACGATGGCACCCCTCCGGGTGCATCAAAACCGGCTTTTTTCCGTGACATCCGCATTTACGGAATGAGTCAACGCAAATATGCACAATACGTTTTGGTCAATCCCATGATAACCGATTGGTCTCACGACACTTATGACTACAGTCAAGGCAATGGCATCATGACCAACAAGATGACTATCAAATACGAAACAGTCAAATACTATTCAGGTGCCCTGGGCGGGGTCAGACCCGACACCAATGTCAAAGGTTTTGCAGATCCATCTTACTATGACACAGTGCCCAGTGCGCTGGCTAGACCCGGATCAACACAAACAGTTTTGGGCCAAGGCGGTCTGTTGGATGCTGGCATTGGTATTATTGAAGATTTGCAAAGTGGCGGAGTGGCCGGACTGATAGGTGCTACACAAAAAGCTGCTGCCACATACAACACATTTAAAAATGCCAACATTCGTAGCATTGTCAATGCCGATGTCAGACAGGCTGCCAACAACACAATTCGCAATGTGTTGCCCGGAGCACTGCGTGGTGCCAGTGCAAGCGCACTGACCTCGCCAGTGGGTATACCTACACAACAACTCAGATACGGCAGTGGCGGCATATTCTTTCCAACCCCACCGCAAGGCTAACTATGACCACAGTCAACAACACCAACTATTCGATAGATCAAACAGTAAGGGTGTTTGATAAATTCTACAACTATGCTGCCGATATACCATCTCAGGAATACGATGCAGTGTTGAGTTATTTCAGAAGTGTTTTTACCACACAAACAGCCGCTGAAAATTTTGCCAGCTCGCTGTTTAGAGTGGCCGAAGAAACTGGCACTGATGCCATGACTTTGTTGCAGACTTTTCAACAGACTGGATCGTCACAACCGCAGGTGACTATTCTGATGGCCTACTATCTCAACAGCATACGCAGTCCGGCCACTCTGTTGGGGGTATTGGCACCCACAACTCCTAACTTTTACACAGCCAGAAATGTAAGGGCCTAAAATGGCCAACAACTTTCGTCAGGGCCACTATGCGGTAAAAAACACCAACAAATATGTAGGCACCGGCACCCCCCGATATAGATCTGGTTGGGAGCTCACATTCATGATGTTTTTGGACAGCAACGACAACATACTGCAATGGGCCAGCGAAAGCATTAGTATACCGTATCGCAATCCGTTGACTGGCAAACAAAGCATCTATATTCCGGATTTTTTTGTGACCTATCGTGGCCCCAACAACACAGTAAAGGCCGAAGTGGTGGAAATCAAACCCAAAAGTCAAAGCCTGTTGGAAAGCCGTACCAGCACTCGAGATCGAATGGCCATTGCTGTAAACTATGCCAAATGGGATTCTGCTACCAAGTGGGCACAGCGCAACGGACTGGTGTTCAGAGTCATCAATGAAGATCAAATCTATCATCAAGGCGGCAAGAAATAATAGCCTAACATACCGGCGGTAAATATGGTATGACTCGCCGTTTAGAAGAACTCTTTGATTTCCCTCCTTCAGAAGTAACTTCTGAAGACACTCCTACAGTTGAACAAACACGTACCCAACTGGCTGAAATAGATGCCACTATAGACAAAATTGACGCTGCTTTGCCGGCTATTCGCGATTTAGACACTAGCGATCACGAATTAGATGAAATAGCAAATCTAGCCAAAGAAAGTTTCCAAGACCTCAGTGATCTAGGTATGCAGGTTGATAGTCGATATTCTGCAGAGTTATTTGCTGTGGCCAGTACCATGCTGGGCCACGCACTCACGGCCAAAACTGCCAAGCTGAATAAAAAGTTAAAAATGGTTGACCTACAGTTAAAAAAACTAAAAATAGATCAAGATGCAGCTCGCAATGCACCTGAACCAGCAATGGAAACTGCACACGGCACTGTGCTAAACCGTAATGATTTGCTGGAACGACTGATCGCCACAAATTCACAAAATGGCAACCGAGCATAAATATCATATAGGGAAACTAAAATGAAAAATTTTCAACAATACCTGGCCGAAAGCGAAAGAACCTACAATTACCGTATCAAAATTGTAGGCGATGTTGCTCCTGACACTATCAAACAACTGGAAGAACGACTCAAACAGTTTGACCCGGTGAAATTTGGCCGTGCCAAAACTACACCAGTACAAATGAAACCTGCAGATTTTCCCAAACACAGCAATGATAGTGTGACCAGCATGGATGTAGAATTTCGCTATCCAGCCATTGAGCCGCAGATCAAACAGATAGCACAGTTGTTGTTCTTGGATCCTAACCGTGTGATTATGTTGACTGTGCCACACGAAGACAACATGGACCAGGAACGCAAACGAGTTGAAGCCGAAAACAAAAACTTGTTGACCGACACTGACTATCCAGCACCGGATGCGGAACAAAAAGCACTCAAAGCCGACTACTCGGCACCTTACGATCAACATGCTGTGTTGAAAAATGCATACCGAACTGATTTCACCGTGGCTGGGGGCAAGACACCCGCAGCAAAAACCACAAACGATTTGCCAATGGGCACTACCAGCCCAATGACCAAGGTCAAACGACCACCACGTCCAGCCACTGGCGCACAACCCCAAGGATAATACAATGAGTAATTTTTTCTACGACCTCAACAAAAAGCTGGCCAGCATTGAGAATCAGCCTGCACCTACACAATTGAACGAACGCGGTGAAAAGTGGATTCAAAAAGCAGTAGACCCCTCACACAAAGGTGACTTGCACAAAGCCCTGCACGTTCCTCAAGGTGAAAAGATTCCTGCTGGTAAATTAGAAAAAGCCACACATAGTAGCAATCCCAAACTTAAAAAACAAGCAGTGTTGGCCAAGACACTGAGAGGTCTCAAAAAAGAAGACGTCGAAGAAGGCCAGTTAGATGAAAAATTTGGTGGAAATGCCGCACAAAATGCACAATACAACAAAGCCCATACAGGCGAGTGGAATCGTAGTCCTGATAGATTGCAAAACCGCCAAGATGATATTGAGGCTGGCAATCTACCACCGGAAGAACTTAAGAAACGAATGCAAGATGTGGCAAAATATAATATAAGAAACACATGGCCAGGGCATCAAACAAAATCAAAATTACCAGGCGCAGCCCGCCCTGCATATCGTGGACCGGATAATCCTTATGCAGAAAGCGCCATGGACGAGTCAGCGTTCCAAGCAGCCATTGGCAAAAAGAAATATGGCGACGAAGGCATGAAGGCCTTGCAAAAAGCCGGACGTGATCATGCCAGTGCCAAGACCATGAGCAACATTCGCAACAAGTATGACAAGTACGACGAAAGCGTCATGGCAGATGAAGGCAATGCATTTAGCAAAGCAGTTGTTGATGCCAAGAAAGATGGTATCCAACCAGGTGAAAAGATCACAGTTGGTGGCAAGCAATATCCTGTCAAGGAAACAGGCCCAATGGACGCAATTAAAAAAGTTGGCAAGGGAGTTGCCAGCGGTGTCAACCGACTGGTTGGACATGGGTCAGATGAAGAAATGATCCGGGACCTGCAACGCAAATCAGGTGCTCCTGTCACAGGCAAGAAGCCTCAGAATTTTGCTGACAAGATTGCCGGCGCCAAAAAAGAAGTTGACGAGATGCTGGGCGATGTGGCTGCTGAAGCCATGCGCAGTGCATTAGGCGGCGGTAAAGGTCGCAATGCTGCCATGGACGAAGAAAATGATTTCACAGCACACAAACGTCCAGCAGCAGTTCAGCCCAAGGTTGGCAGTACTGAACGTGGTCATAAGCATGACATCAAGCATACGGCCACAGGCCGCATGGTCACACGCCGCACTGATGCACAAGGTAATAGTGTGGGTGCTGACGACGACACAGATACACAGGCAGCACCACGTGGTCCCGGACGTCCAAAAGGTCCTGAGAAAGCACCTGAGCGTGTGACAGCCAAGGCTACCAAACACAAAAGTGGTCGCAAAATGGCCGACGAAGCACTGGACAGCGACGGCGTCATGATGACTCGTCCCAGCAACATGAGCAGTGAAAGCCGCGACCCCAGTGAATACGATCAAGAAGGCAGTATGGCCAAAGACGATATCCACACCATTGTGCGTCATGCCAAGGCCCTGGAAAAGATTCTAAGCGACAATGACAATTTGCCAGAATGGGTACAGGCCAAACTGGCCAAGATTGAAGGCATGATGACTGCTGTGGACGACTACATGCAAGATCAACGTGAGCGTGATGTTGAACATGAAACTGGCGAAGAAGGCGTTACCTTAGATGAAAAAGCTGTCAGCAAGAAACAACAGCGTTTTATGGGCATGGCACATGCCATCCAAAAAGGTGAAAAGGTCAAGGGCGCTGGCAAAGAACTCAAAAAAGTTGCCAACACCATGAAGCCAAAAGACACTGAAGACTTTGCCAAGACCAAACACAAAGGCCTGCCAGAAAAAGCGCCCAAGAAGAAAAAAGAAGTTGAAGAAAACACAACTGCAGGATCTGTTGCTACCAGCACAGGCTCAACAAAATCCAAAGGTGGATTCTCTTTTGGCCAGGGTGTGTACGAAAGTCTTGATCAACGCTACAAGCAAGCATTGAACGAAGGCATGAGCATCAACATCAGCATGGACGAGCAGGGTCACAACACACTCAATGTGACTGCCACAGATGAAGACGCACAAGCCTTGGCACAGTTGTTAAAAATGGCCGGCCTGGGATCACAAGGTCATGGTTGCCCAAGCTGCGGTGAACAATCTTGTGGCTGTGATCAAATGGTTGACGAAAATCAACCCAATTGGCCCACCAATACCGAAACTTCACACGATGCCATGCAGTATTCAGGTGGTTTGAACGGACCCAAGTCAACTGGACAAGCCACAACTCCTGTGCTGGCCAGTCAAATGCGCCGTCAACACAGCATGGAAGAGTCTGTGAAACTTGAACGCAGTTTGTTCAACACCTGGAAAAATTATAAAGGTTAATCAAAATGGCCGTTCAAGTAATCAAAGACACAGCAGGCAATGTATTGTGGACCACAGACAAAGCCGAAATCAACTCTGAAAGCACCAATGTGACTTATCAAGTCAACATCACTGCACTGGGCACAGCCAATGCTGTGGGCAACCTATATGCCAATGCAGTAAGTGTACCCAACGGAACCACAAAACAAATTTATGTGGGCGCAGGCAACTATTTGATTATGACCGGCAACAACTTCACAGTTCGAGCGTTAGGAACACGAAGTTCGGCACAATCTGGTGTTTACAACGCCGCTGGAAACTGATAATGCGAGCTCAGGAGTTCATAGCTGAAGGCGAAGGCAAGATGCACAAGCATGCCGTTGCGGCTAGTCCGGGGACTCATAAAACTCGTGACAAGGGCGGATATGATCGCACCAATCACCTAAATCGACTCATGATGGCCACTGCCATGGCAGACGGCAAAAGTAAAAAACCAGTGGACATGGATTCAGCCAGTTGGATTGAAAAATACAACACCGCACACCCTTACACAGAAGAAGAGCACAACATGTTGCATCAGGCCATGGCCACAATACCCACAGAACATAAAGAAGTTGTGCCTTTTAGCAAAAGTCAAGAAGCTGACGATACGCACAAAATCAGTCCTGTAATTGGTTTCAAAGGCTATGGCAGATGAGAGCCAGAGAATTCATTGCGGAACAAAAAAATCTTCCGCCCGAAGACGCCGATCCCATGCGTTATACTTATATAATTCCTGGCCTCAGTGCAGCCGACCCATACCGTAACTATCGATTTGGTGTGGCCCTGGCACGAGCAAGAAGTGATGTCAGCAAAGACGATCACAACATTGATCCTTACAAACCAGAATGGTCAGCACAAACAGCATTTGGCGAATACGGAGTGGTTGTGGGCATGAACAGCACTATTGAACCAGTTATTGATCAAGCCCTGGCAATGACCGACACTCCCGGCGGCAAAGAACTAGTGAGTACACCCACCAGCACAGAACCCAAATTTGTTGAAAAAGTCAGTCCGATACGAGCATTCAAAGGATACCCTCGCTGATCGGTCACTAAATACCTGTATGAAAAAACTACTCTTTGTGCTGTTGCTCACAGCCTTAAACTCAGCACACGCTTGGGATCAAACCCCTCCACTAGCAGTTGACCATTGCAAGGCACACAATCCCTACGGTTGGGCACAAACATCAAAACCAGTCACAGCCATTTGCCGTAGAGCATACTTTGTGGCATACGATGCAGCCGCAAAGATTCCCAACTATGTTACCTATACGTTGACACCGCCTAACGCACTGGGCTGCTGGCCAAGAACCAATGCATTTGTGGCAGATGCTAGTGTGTCCAACGGTGCCCGCCCAGATGACTACGCAGGCACCGGCTACGACAAAGGCCATGCTGCTCCAGATGGTGACTTATCATGGGACCAACAAGTAGAATATGAAAGTTTCTTGATGACCAACATGTATCCACAACTGGGTGGACTTAATCGTGGCATTTGGAAACTGCTGGAAACTTCAGTGCGTGGCTGGACAGTACAACTCAACAACAGTTTTACGATTTATGTGGGTGGCGTGTACGACAACACAGACAAAACAATTGGTGCGGGGGTTGTGGTACCACATGCATTCTACAAGATTGTGATCAACAATCAAACAGGTGCCATGGCTGGCTGGTACTTTAAACACGAAGGTGGGCAGGGTAACGACTTGACCCGAGCTCGTGCCAGCATTGCACAAATTGAAACCAAAGCCGGCGTAAAGTTTGCTTTCCCTGCCAACGCTCAAGAACTGCCTGTTGGCAGCGAATGGCCTGTGGACTTTGGCGCACTCACCACGGCCAAACGTGCCAAGTGCAAAAGCAGTGACTGATTGATACATGTGGTTTGTTACATAAATATGTAACAGGAGAAGCCACTATGAAAAAATATACAGTGGCGGTGTTATTCTGCCTAATCAGCTCTATAGCTCACGCCCAGCAAGAGTTACCTGACGTTGTCGATGTGCTCAAGCCCATGCAATGCATTAGAACAAATACACTGTTCCAATTGTTGGAACGTGATCGTCAACAGCATCAACTATGGATAGGCAAAGATGCCAACACCAGCAGTTACATCAGTTTATGGATCAACAACATCCTGGGTACCTGGACTATGATACAGTATGATAGCATGATGGGTTGCATATTAGGGTCCGGCGAACAGGCCAGTGCAATCTAATTTTTAATTACCAAAAATTTATGCAGTAGTAAATAATGGTATGAATGAACCCGCCTTAGTCAAAACGCCTTACAAAAAAACCACGTTCACAGATCAACAACTGGCCGAATTTGTAGCCTGTGCTGATCCTGTAACTGGTCCGCAGTATTTCATGGACCACTTCTTCCATATACAGCATCCTACCCGGGGTAAACTGTTGTACCATCCGTTTGACTACCAAAAGCGCCTGATAGATACCTATCACAACTATCGGTTCAGTATTAGTATGATGCCTCGACAAACTGGTAAGAGCACCAGTGCCGCTGGATATCTACTTTGGATGGCCATGTTCAAACCAGACTCGACCATCTTGATTGCGGCTCACAAGTACACTGGTTCACAAGAGATTATGCAACGCATACGCTACGCCTATGAACTGTGTCCAGACCATATCAGAGCCGGTGTGACCAGTTACAACAAAGGCAACTTGGATTTTGAAAACGGATCACGCATAGTTTCAACCACCACAACTGAAAATACCGGTCGTGGTATGAGTATATCATTGCTGTACTGTGATGAGTTTGCGTTTGTGAGACCCACCATTGCCAAAGAATTCTGGACCTCCATATCGCCCACCTTGGCCACTGGTGGTAAAGCCATTATTACTTCTACCCCCAACAGTGACGAGGATCAGTTTGCCCTGCTGTGGAAAGGCGCTCTCAAATGTGAAGATGCGTTCGGTAACCCTACAGATTTGGGCATCAATGGATTTAAATCCTATCGCAGCTATTGGAACGAACACCCGGACCGAGATGAAAAGTGGGCCAATGAACAGCGAGCTCAGTTGGGCGAAGATCGTTTTCGCAGAGAAATGGGTTGCGAGTTTTTGATTTGGGAAGAAACACTTATTGCACCGGCCAAACTGATAAACCTACAAGGGCACGAGCCTTTGCAAACAACAGGACAAATTCGCTGGTATCAAAAACCCAGAGCTGATCGAATCTATGTGGTTGCATTGGATCCCAGTCTGGGCACTGGAGGTGACAATGCAGCCATACAGGTATTCGAAGCCAACACCACTGAACAGATAGCAGAATGGAAACACAATCGAACACCTATTCCGGAACAAATTAGACTGCTGGCCAAAATCTGTGAACAGCTGAATGAAACAGTTAAAAATCCAGAACATATCTACTACAGCATAGAAAACAATACCATTGGAGAGGCCGCACTGATATCATTGGATCAGTGGGGAGAAGAAAACGTTCGGGGATATTTTTTGAGCGAAACCGGCAAAGGCTCAACTCGCAGATATCGTAAAGGATTCAATACTACCAATAAAACCAAACTTTCTGCTTGTAGTAAACTAAAAACAATGATTGAAAGCGGCCGCATGAAAATACGCAGTTCTCCGTTGATCAGCGAATTAAAGACTTTTGTAGCTGCTGGTGCTGGTTATGCAGCCAAACTGGGCGAACACGATGATCTAGTGTCAGCAACACTGTTGTCAATCAGAATGATGCAGGCTCTGCAAGATTATCATCCAGAAATGGACAAACAACTGCGAGATCATGGAGATCACATTATTCCTCCGATGCCCTTCATCAGCGTCAAGCGATAAATAACACACTATGTCTGATATCACACCTGCTCGCAAACTGTTTGATCTACTGGTCAGTAGAGATTTTGACCCCGAAATGCTAGATGTTGCTGGCAAACCAGCTGCCAATCCATCTGACGCTGAAATATTCAGTTTTGACTTCCGTGCAAAATCTGGAAAAGATTACGGCACAGTGGTAATCATGCTGGGCGACGACGGCGACCTTGAAATTTATTGCAGCGACAATGTGGGTCGCAGCATGGAAGGAGCAGACAAAGACGACTGGTTTGCGTTTTTAGAACAGTTGAAACATTTTTCTGTGCGCAACAATTTTATGAATTTTGGCATCAAAAGTCTGACACACCTCAAACACAGCATGCAAGGACAGGCAGCCATCAAAGAAGGCTTGTTTGA